TCGCCCTCGTCCTCATCGTCGTCGGACATGGAGTCCATGAAGCCTTGCATGATGCCGGTATTCTCGACGTCGTCGTCCATTTCCATCATTTTCTTGTTCATATCGACCTCTTAAAAAAGACCAGCCTTTTTGGCTCCGGCGGCGGTAGAAATCGCTCCCAAACCAATGCCCACGGCTTGTTGGAAAGGACTGGCGGTTGGGGTGCTCACAGCCGCTGTGGACATCTGCGTGGACGGTGCGCCCTTGTAAATGTCTGACAGGAATCCTGCCTGCTGGTAAGGAGCATAAATCTTTTGCATCTCCGTGGCCCGTTGAGCGTCGATCGCCTGCTGGTTGAACGCCTGCTGTGCTTGGCCAGTGTTGTACAAGAAGTTGATGTCGCCCTGCTGCAGTGCCTGAGCCGTCTGGCCCAAAGCGCCTTGCTGCACGCCGAGTTGTCCCAGCTGCCCGGCCAACGCGCCAAGGCCCTGGGCCTGCTGCTGTCCAACGCCAAACTGCTGTGTGGCCAACTGGCCGATGCCTTGGCCAAGACCTTGAAGCTGCTGCCCCTGCTGGCCGTACAAGCTGCCTGCAGTTTGAGCGGCTTGGTTGCGCGCTTGAGACTGCTGCATCAACAAGTTGGAGATGTTCTGGTTGATCGAGGCTTCTTGGCCCGCCAACGCACCGCCCTGAGACGCCAGGTTGCCGTACTGCTGAGCGGCTTGCAGGTATTGACCTGCTGCGCCCTGGCCCAGCTGAGCTTGCTGCACGCCGAGTTGACCGAGGCCCTGGCCTGCGGCCACTTGGTTCTGAGCCAGGTTGCCATAAAGACCGGCCGCAGCTTGGCCCAGCTGAGCTTGCTGCGCAGCCTGTGCGCCCACGGTCTGGCCGATGTTGGCCAGCTGCCCTGCGGCGGCTTGTCCAAACTGAGCACGCTGGGCTTCCAGGTTGCCCAACTGGCTGCCTGCTTGCACGCCGAGACCGGCCTGCTGAGCAGCCAACTGAGCGGCCTGTTGGCCCAAGGCCCCTTGCGCTTGAGCGCTTTGACCAAACAAGCCACCGATGCCTTGGAACAGCTGAGACTGCTGGCCAGCTTGGCTGGCCTGTGTCTGCTGGAGCTGAGCCATTTGCATGGCGGTTTGGGCGTCGAAGCCCGCTTCTTGAAAGCGCTGCTGCGCTGCTTGAAGGCCAAGCTGTCCTTGTTGGCCAGCGGCTTGCGCTTGCATCTGCCCTGCCTGGGCAAGCTGCTGCGCGGCACTTTGGCCGAGACCGGCTTGCTGCGCTGCAACCGAAGCCTGTTGCGCACCTAACTGGCCAATACCTTGGCCAGCTTGCATTTGACGACCCTGCTGCTGTTCAAAAGCCTGCATGGCCTGCGCCTGCGACTGGCTGAAGCCTTGAGACAGGAGGTTGGCGATGGTGGAAGCCTTTTGGTCCATCAGGTTGCGCTGCATCTCAGCGCGCTGCACACCTTCACGCTCGCCGCCAAAAGCGCCTGAGCGCACGGCTTGAGCCGACAAGCCCTGCTGCGCGATCTGACCTTGACGGTCTATCTGGCGCAGGGTTTCGTCAATCACCTGTTGGCGATACGGGTCCATGAAGCTCTGTGCAGAAGCAGGATTGAAGCCCTGCGTGGCCCCGCCCAGCTGGCCAATGCCCTGCTGGATAGTGCCTTGTGCCTGGTTGAAACCGGGTTGAGCTGCTGCCAAACGGGCCTGTTGGGCCGCTTCAAACGCAGTGCCCACGCCTTGGCCAAAGCCAGGCTGCTGGGCAGCTTGCTGCGCCATGATAGACGCCATCATGGCGTCATTGCCTGCGCCCTGAAGGTCTTGGAAGGATTGACTGAAATCAGAGGGCCCCGCTTGTCGGGCCGCGCCCATGGCCTGGCCAAGCGCCATGTTCTGTGCCATAAATCCAGGTTGGCGCGCTGCCTGTGAGGCCATGCCGATGGCTTGCTGCCCTTGGCCAAGGCCTTGGCCAATGACGCCCTGTGCCTGACCGAACTGGGGCTGAGCGCCCTGCAGTTGACCGGCTGCTTGGCCGAGCAAGGCTTGAGAGCCCCTGAAGTCTGCGCCGCCTGCGCCCAGCGCCAGCTGCTGCGCTTGAGTCAGGCCGCCGATGCCTTGAGCAATGGCGGAGGTGGCAGGCTGGAGATTGGCCTGGCTGGACATGGCAGCCATGTTTTGGCCCGTGGCCAGTGCTCCGAGGCCCGTGTTCAGGTCTTGACGCGCCGCGCCAAACTGACCAGTCGTGTCGGACATCGCGGCGCGCTTAGCTGCCGCGTCAAGGTACCCCAGGCCCTCGTTGACTTGGCCAATGCCGGCGGTGATGTTGCCAGCGGCTTGCCCAGCTTGGCCCATGGCCCGCTGAGCGTCGGTGAATTGGTTGCGGGTGTCAGCGCCGCGCAAGACATCAGCTGCTTCGCCGGTGGTGTTGTACGCCTGGCCCAGCGCCTGGTTGGCAGCGGTCATGTAAGGCGTGAACGCCCCAACGCCCAGGTTGGAGGCCGCTTGCATCGCGGCCTGCTGGGGCTGGGTAAAGCCGGCTACTTGGAAGTCAGGCAGCTGCTGAGACAGGGGCTGGCCCCCGCCTTGGTTGAACGCCAGGTTCTGCGCTTCTTGCAGTAGCTTGAGCTTGTACGCTTCAATCTCCGGGGCTTCCCGGACAATTTGTTGGGTGGTTTCGGTTGCCATTTATTTCCCCTTGACCGGGCCGCCTTCGAGCATTTTCATGAGCTTGTACATGCGCGCCGCACCCTTGCGACGACTTCCGTTACCGGCGTTGCGGACCGCTTTGGCGGTGAAAACAAACTCACCGTCTGACAGCATGGCCGGGATGTCATCCGAGGTCCCAGTGCCTGGGCCGTTGATCGGGCCATTCTTGCGGGGGAACTCAGTGGGCACCGGCGATCCGCCTTTGGCCAAGCGTTGGGGCTGGGCTCCTTGGCCGTAGATCAGAGGCACGCCGTACAGGCCTGCCACGTTGTAAGGTTGCGCGACACCGGCAGGGGACATCGACGCGCCCATTGGGATGACCTGGCTAGGAGGGGCCGAAGGTCCTTGAGCCGCGAAGTTGGTTTCAACAATCGGGCTTCTTGGAGTGGTTGGCCGTGTGTAGCTTGTGTCAAGCCCGCCCCTGAACATGTTGGGGTTGTCACGCATGTAATCCATGCCGGTGTAATTGCGATCGAACACAGGGTTTTCGTCGGCAGGCGTGCTCTTCATGCCGCCAGTGGCACCCATGACGGCCGTGCCGGCAGCCACCAGTGGGCCGTACTTCTGGAGAATGCCTGCATCAGCAGGCAGCCCTGGGCGGCTTGGCGAGAGGTTGGTGTTGTAGATGTCCTTGGCGACGTTGAGCGGCTCTTTCATGACCTGACGAGCAGTGTCTCCAATGCCTGTCATGCCCAAAGTGCCGCGCTCAATCTGGATGTTGGTAGGCGATGGGCCAACGCTTGTGGGGGACATGGTCCGTGGATCGATGCCAATGTCCTTGTAGAACTGTGCCTGATAGTCAGCAGGCATTGAACCGCCAGGGGCGGATTGGCTGGCGAGCACGTCCTGGGCAGTGCCGATTGCGCCGGCCTGGCCCACGCCAGCGGGCTGGTCAGTGCCCGCTGTTTGAGGCTGCGCCTGTGCAGCTGCGTCCCCGGCTCTCGAGTTCTGCAAGCCTTGCATAGCTGCTGCGGACGCTCCCGAGGTTAGGCCCATCCTCAAGGCGTCTTGGGTGCTCATGCCGCCCAGCTTGCCCACACCTGCGCCAATAATGCCGGTGGCCAGGCCCGTGTTCAGGGCGCTGCCTGCCGCACCAGGAAGGTAGCCGCCGACAGCCGCCACGGGGTTTGCGCCCATGATCGTGCCGCCGCCACCGATGTAGCCCATGGCCCCGGAGATCAGTGCTTCCTTGACAGAGCCGCCACCCAAGAGGGTGGTGCCAGCACTGGCCAGGCCCATGTTGATGGCCGCGCTTGTCGCTGCGGTGCTGCCAAGAGACAGGCCCACGCCGGCGGGTCCGAGGACCGTGGCCAACGCAATGGTGCCCAAGATGCGCCCGATAGGGCTTTTCAGGACTTTCTTGGTGACGTTGACAACGGATTTGACAACCGACTTGATCGCCTTAAAGACCTTCTTCAAGAAGAACTCAGGCAGGCCTGTGGTTGGGTTGATCGTGCCAGAGCCGCCTCGGTCCTTGAGCAGCTGTGCCTCTTCCGGCGTGATGTGCGCCAGCATCTTGTCGCCATTGCGGCCCTGAGCGGCCAGGAAAGACGCCACGTCGGCCAGGCCGCCTTCGGCCATGGCCATCGGCTGCATGCCGCCCATGCCCTGCATGGCGTCGGCACCTTCAACAGGAGGCATGTCCGCCATGGGGGCTTGCGCGCCCTGGGCTTGCGTCATCTGCAGCTCGTTGAGCACGGACAACAGCGCGCCAATGAACTCGGGATCGTACTCTTCTGGCAGGTCTTCTGCGTCAACAAAATCGTTGTTGATCAGGTCTTCACGGATGGTCTTGTACTCAGCAGGACGCTGAGACATGTACTCGAAGATTTCAATGAGGGTGGTCAGTTGGCTGGGAGTAAGCGCCAAGTCAGCCATGTTCTGACGCAGCGATTCCTTGAGCATTGCAAGGTCATCGGGGCTGGCCATGCCCAAGGCGGCCTGAGCCGCGTCGTATGACTGCGCACTGGTGACGGTCTGTGGCTCTTGGGCCTGCTCATCCGGCATGGACGCGCCTTGTGGCAACGCCATGATTCCTTCATTTTCCATGATAGTCCTTTCCAATTTGTGCCGAAGGCCCTGTGACGGACCGCGCGCCGGGAAAGGACGCGTTAATGGCTGAGATTATCCAACAAAAAGTCAAGCCCTGTCCACTCATTACGACCTGTCCATCTCTAGATAGGACAGGTAAAAGTCAACTGTCGCCTGTGAGCTGGTGACCTTGATCACGTCGGCCGTTTCCAAGACGCAGGGCACCCCGCTTAACACATCCAAAGTCTGGTTCGTGGGCAGTGCATAGCCCTTCAGCAGACAAAATGCAGTAGCCCCACCACCCGGATAGACATTGACGGTGAGAGCAGTGGTGGCCGCGTTTCGGTTTGTTACCCGCAAGGAAGACAAAACCGCCGTGTTTGCATCAGGGGCGGTATAGATCGTGGTCTCAGTTGCAGCCGAGGGGGTCAGGTGTTTTCGAAGGTATTTGTTTGCCATGATCAGTTCGCCGATACAAAGTTGATGGTGAGAATCACTGACGGTATGGCAGGGCGCGTGGGGCTCGTGCCGGCGGCGTAGTGTTCTAAGAAAACGTCAAGGCTGCTGGCCCACCAGGCAACCTGCAAATAGTCATTGGTCGGGTCTTCTACGGTGAAAATACCGGTGATCGCCGGAACTATGTGCGACCAAATTGACACGCTTTTACGGGCAGGCACGTCAAAGCGGGTATTGCTCAAGGGGTAGTTGACCCCGGTGTCCTTGGCCCAAACCTCAAACTCCTGCACGGCGTTGCCTCGGTTTGTGACCTGCAAGGTGAACGTCACCAGGTACTGGCCAGCGCACGGGACCTTGATCCGTGAGCCGCTTTCCACGGTGATGCCGTTGGAAAACGCTGGGGCAAACGTCACCAGGTTCTCGCCCGTGATGCTGGCATTTACTTGGTCCTGGTCCGAGATCATCATTGCCTGAGGCAAGATGATGCCGTTACTGTTCTGGAATCCGCGAATCCCACCAGCAAACCCGCCGCCCGCTCCGCTGCCCGCGCTCATCCACGTAGCCGCAGCCGCAGTGTCCTGACTGGTGACCGGCGTGTACGTGTTGTTGAGCTGCAAAATGATCTGCTCAAGCGATCGCACCAACTGGTTGAACTGCTGCGGATCGTAGCCCGACTGGGTTGCGTTGGGCAGACGGACGTTGGTGATCTTGCTCATCGGATGCCGTCCGGCTGAATGTCAACTCGCATCGTGCCAAAGCGCCAGTTTGTTCCCAACTCAGTGCTGACAATGCGCATTTGAATCTGTCTGCCCCTGGCCCGCGTGTCCACCTTCTGCGTAGTCGGCGTGATAGTGTACGGGTCAAGCGAGCTGGGAGTGGCGGCGGCTTGTGGATACAAGCGCAAAAGCAGCTGCACATCCAGGTTTCCTTGCTGGTTCTTGAAGTCTGGAATAAAACGCTTCATGAACAGGACTTGATCCCCATCCCCAATGTCAAAGTACCCCGAGTAGATGTAAGCACCCAATGGCTCTCCATTGGCATCCACGCCAGTCTCTTGGCTGAATATCAGGGTTCGCCCGGCGGTCAGGCCGTAGATGGGGCTGATGGTTGCAGCCGTGGACAGTGGCTCGTATTTAGCTGCTGTTGGGGCGGCGTAAACGCCTACATCGTTCCATGCGGTGCGCGCCAAGGAACCGTTGGACCAGACGTTTTCCAAGTAGTTGTACGTCACGCTGCGGTCAATTCGATCGCTGTTTTCCGATGCGTAAAACCACGTGATCTCATTGAACTGCGTGTTCAGGCCAGCTTGAACCAGCGTGCCCTGGACCCGGTTGAGGTCTTTAAACACGTAATCCTGCACCGTGCATGGCAGCTTTTTGACCGTACCGTCAAAGATGAAGAAGGCGTCTTTGCTCATCCAATAGGCTACGCCATTGACGTCAACCACAGAGTGGGGCCCAATCGCTCCGCAGTTGGCCCCGAGTTGCTGGAAGCCGAAAGTGTATGGAGGCCCCAAGTACTGCTGGCCATGCATGGAAGTGTCTGTCCAGATCAAAATCTGACCGCGAGAGCGGGCCGCTGTGATGATCTCATTGCCGTCAGTTAAGCGCTGGCCGCCCGCTGTGTTGGTAGCGGTTGCAACAAATTCGCCAATGTTTTCTTGGTCCGAAAACCGAACAAACATTGGGTCAAGAGTAGACGGCACTCCCAAGGTGGACTCTGTGCCAAAGCAGACCAGATGGC